CAGGTTGGCGGTGAAGACGAACTCGAAGCCCGTCTCCGTGCGGGCGAGGTTGTGGAACCGGGCGGCCCCGACGAGCTGGCGGCCCTGGGCAGCGACTGCGCTGGACACCTGGGTAGCCATCGCCTTCACCACCGCGTTGTTGCGCCCCGTGTCGTTGGTCGGCCAGGGGAAGCGCACCTCGGCCGTGTTCCCGTCGATCATGATCATCGGAAGTCTCCCCGCTTCAGCGGCCAGGACAGGTGGCCCAGGCCAGGGTGTTCCCGCAGCGGCAGAACCGGCAGCGGCGAGCGAGCCCGCAGGTCGGCCTCGGTGACCGGGACGACCCGAGCATTCGGGAGCAGGAACTGCATCTCGTCCCGGTTGTCGTGCACGATGACCCGTCCGTCCAAGGTGAGCAGGTCCCGGCTGTGCTCGCCGTACAGGGCGTACGTCATACCGGCACCTCCACCCACATGAACTGCAAGTCCATCGTGTAGTGCGCGTAGTCGGCGGCATCGTCCCTGATGCGCCGGGGCTCCGAGATCGGGTAGACGCTCAGGCAGCGCGCGTTGGAGTACGCGGCAGGGAACCCGCTCAACAGCCTGCCGACGTTCGGGTGGTCGAGGCAACCCATCCGGATCACCTCGGCGAGCTGGTTGGCCTTGCCCCACGGGGGCTTGCTGCTGTTCGGGTTGACCGCCCAGCAGTCCACCTGGATCACCGGCTGGGCCACGGGCACGTAGATGTTCGGGCTGCCACCGACCGCAGTCACCTGCACGAAGCCCGAGGCCGACCAGGTGGAGTTGTCGGCCGGGAGGTCGGTGGCCACGGAGGTGACCGGGACACCGGCCACGCCCTTGATCCAGGCCACAGCGACGAGTTCAGACGTAGGCCGCAGGCTCATGCCAGGTCCCTCCGGTATCGGTAGAGGGCAGGCCGCATGTACGGCTCGGCCTTCATGTAGCGCGTGCCGTATTCAGGGTAGATCCAGTGATCGGTCCCCACCCAGACCTGCCCGACCATCGGCCGGGGGTACTCGGAGTGGATGGACTGGTGCAGCTCGCCCGTGTCAATCGGGACGAAGCGGAGGGCGTCCAGCTCCACGCTCTCGGTGAGTTCGACGACGAGGTCCGTCACGTCCGCCTCAAGCTGGGCCATGCCAGCGAGGCTGATGCGGACTCGGGTACGTGCCATCGTTCTCACCTGCCTTTACGGCTCGGAGTGGGTCCGGCAGCCCGTTTACGGGGCTGTGCGCCGGGGTCAGCTTGCCTTGCGTAGATCCAGTCTACTGTCATTGCCCAGCGCAGGCGAGGCTACGGTGGAGATGTTGTCCAGCACGTAGATCGAGCCGGTCCGCTCGTCCCGGATGCGGTCCCCGATGCGCACATCCACGAGCTGGGAGACCCGGCCGGTGAAGAACCCGACCTGCTGGACCCGGTTGTCGGCCGGGGTGGTGACGGTCTTGCGCTGCTCCAGGATGCTGGCCGGGATGCCCGAGGCCGCCACGGTGTCCGTGTCGGTTACGTCCCCGTACACGTCGGTGGACGTGCCCCGCAGGATGGAGATCGTCGTGGTCGCGACGGTGTACAAGGTGCACCTCCTCAGTACCCGAGCGGCTGCCAGGGAAACACGCCGTCGTTGCTCTCCAGCCGGTAGTTCGTGTCCACGCCTAGGGTGTCCTGACCGGCCGGGATGATCCGGACGGACCGGGAGCCCTTCCAGGACGTGTTCTTCAGGGCGCGCTGGGCGAGTGGGGCCAGGGTGATGCTGGCCAGGTTCGGGGTGTCGCCACCGGAGTAGACGAGCTGCATACCGTCCTGGGTGACCTCGGAGACCGCGTGCCGGGTGGTGTACCCCGCCTGATCCTTCTGCCAAGCGGCCTGCCAGCAGGTGGCCTGCTTGAGCCAGTAGAGGTCGCGGGCGGACAGGGTGGCGTCCTCGGTGCGGTTGGCGAAGATGGTGACGACCGAGTTCGCCTGCGCGAGCTGGGTGGTCGTCACGACTACACCGGTCACGCTGAGCACTTCGGCCTCGGTTGCCCAGGTCATATCGTCCTCCAGGTAGAGCTAAGGGGTCCGAGCCGAAGCCCGGACCCCTGGCCGGGGACGGCCTGTTAGCTGTTGTCCTCGTGAACCGAGAACGCGGACGGGTGACCACCCGCGAAGCCGCCACGGAACCGCATCTTCAGGAACGCCTCGTCCTCCTTGGAGATCGACGGCGGGATGAGCTGCGACTCCACCGGCCACTTGTCGCCGTTGATCAGGTGCTCCTTGTTCGCGAAGATCAGGAGCGGCTTGCCGGTCGGCGCGTGGGTCATCGACCCCGACACCGCGCAGCCCTGGCTCCAGTACATCGGGTAGCCGAACAGGGTGAAGACCTGGTTCCCGGTGACCGAGTCGATGACGGCGGTCTCGATGAAGATCGGCCGGTTCTGGCTGTCGAGGATGCCCCGCAGCTTGTCCTTGTAGCGCGGGTGCGCGATGACGATGGTCTGGTCCTGCTCGAAGTAGGAACCCGACTCGTAGTCAGTCGCAGCGGCGCGCAGGGTGGTGTAGGTGGTGCCACCCGAACCGGTCGCGGTGTAGTTGTCGTCGGCCGTGTAGTCCGGCTCCAGCGTGGTGTCCGTGGTGCGGACCAGCTTGTAGACCGAGGTGAACGGACGGCCGTCCGAAGCGGTGTTGGACTCGGCACCCGAGACGCCCAGGGTCGCGTTGTCGTACGCCTTGGCGAACGAGGTGGCGAAGGACATCTTCTTGGCGCGCTCGATCGAGATGTAGGACGCGACGTCGCGCAGGTCCTCCTCGGCGATGGCCACACCCGTGGTCAGCTTGCGCGTGGTCAGGACCACGTCGTCGTTGACCGCAGCGTCCTCGTTGTAGGCGTCGCCCTTGCCCGTGTTGGACACGGTGACCTGGCCGGTACGCGGGACGTGCTTGGTATCGCCCAGGTTCATCGCCTCGTGGCGACCCTGGGCCAGAACCACCGAGTTCCGCATGGCAGCGGTGACGACTTCGCCGCCCCACTCCTCCGGAACCCACTGGTCGAAGTCGTTCAGAGCCATGACTGTCAACCCTCCTCAGGTTGATCGAGATCAGATACGTTTACTTCCGGTATCCGTCGCGGATCACCCGGTGGGGTTGATCGGTCCCCGTCACGGGAACTGCTCACCGACCAGGATAACACGCGGGTGACCTTCGTCAACGGCTACCGGTGCGCTTGCCCCCACCGCCGAACAGGCGGTTGTACCGGTCCTCGGCCACCTTGTCGGCCGAAGTCTTGATGCTGCCCTGTGCGGGCTTCGGGCGGGCGTCCACCCTCGGGGTCTTCGGCTTCTCCTCGGCCTGGGCGGTGCCGCCGAACAGGGCCGGGAACTGCTCCTTGAGGTCGGCCACAGCGTCCTCCAGACCGTCGATCTCGCCGTCGTCGTCCACGTCCAGCTCGTCGAGGTCGAGCAGCCGGGACAGCTTTGCGGCCTGCTCCTTGGTGCCGGAGAACCCGGCGTCCTTCAGCTCGGCCCGAGCTGCGGCGGCCACGGCGGATCGCTTGTACCGGTCGTCGGCGGGCTTCTCGGCCTGCTTCTCCTCGCCGGTCTTGCCCTCGGCTGCGGCCTTCTTCTCGTTGCGCAGCTTGGCGGCCTCGCGGTTGGCCTTGGCGACCTGCCGCTCCAGCTTGGCGATGCTGGCCTTCATCTCCTCCGGGGTCGGCTCGGGCTTCTCGTTGCCTTCCGGCTCGCCCTCTGCGCCCTCGTCGTCGAGGTCGATGTCCAGCTCGGTCTCGGTGCTCATGTCATCCTCCTCGCCCCGTCTCGGGGCTGGTCGGGTGTAATGCGTTCAGGCTATGGATCTAGGGTACAGCATTCACGGCGGCTATCGAAGCCCAGGAAGCTGTTCCCGGTGTCGCTCCGAGAACTTGCCCCTGCGCACGTCCTGACGGGCTCGGGCGGCCACGGTCTTCGGCAGGTCGGCCCCGCGCATCAGCAGCCGGTCTGCGGCCCGCAGGCGCTCGGGCAGGGAGGCGAAGTCGCTCCACCCCCGCAGCACCGAACGGCGTGCCTCGCGCGCCAGCGCGCCAGGGGCCTGCCGGGAGGACATACCCTCGGGCTCACCCACTGGGCCGTACCACACGTTGACCCGACACCGGCAGTTCGGGTGACGCGGCGGGTACGGCACCGCATCGAGGTTCAACGGCTTGGAGGCGAAGGTCAGGTTCATCGGGAACATCTCACCGGCCGGGACCGACCAGCCCGAGAAGGCCAGGCAGTGCAGGCAGGCGTCCCGCTCGGCTACCCAGAGCAGCGACGCACCCTCACGCTGAGCTACCTCGGCGGTGCCCGCGTTCACGGACCGGTTGGCTGCCCAGCGGGTGTCGGCCTGAGCCTGGGTGACAGCTCGGTAGGCGGCTGCCGTGACCGAGTCAACGTCACGCTGGCTGGTCATCGGCAGGGCACGGGACAGGGACACGGCCCGGTCGAGCTGCCGCTGAGCCCTGGGGTCGATGGTGCGGACCACGCCCAGGACATCCGGGTCACGCACCACGACGGGCAGGTCCGGACCTGGCGTCTCGTCGAACGCCTGGTTCACGCCCAGCCGCATACCCGTCACGGACCATGCGGCGAGCGCGGTGGACATGCTCGGCGTGATGGCACCGAACAGCCGGGCGATCAAGGACCGGAGCTGCGCTGCCCCGGCCAGGGTGATGACCCCGGCACCTGCGGTCAGCAGGCTCAGAGCCAGGATGGAGACAGCGGCGTTGGCAGCCGTGACCTGACCCTCCAGCGGGGCGGTGACGGCCTCCTCCGCTGCCAGCTCGTAGGCCAGGGACTCAGCGTCCAGCAGCGCCTGCTGCTCGGGTGTCGTCACCACCCTCGGGGTCAGGACCGGCTGCGTCATCAGTGCCCCCGGCGACTGCGGGTGTGCGCAGCCTTACGAGCCATCAGGGATCGACCGGCACGGGTCACGCCCGCGTTGGCGATCCTGGCAGCCTTGGACTTGGACGCACCCTGCCGCCGCAGAGCCTCGTAGGCTGAGCTGCGGGACAGCGGGATGTTGCCGTGCTTGCGACCGGGCATGACTACTCCTCCTCGGGACCTGGGGTCTGCTCCCCGATGATACGGCTGATCAGCAGGTCCACCTGCTGCTGCGAGATCACGCCCGTGGCAACACCGGCACCGAGCTTCTGCACCGCGTCCGCCGTGCTGTTCAGCAGCTCGATCCGGCGCTGGAGCGCCATTTCCTCCTGGTTGGCGTCCAGGAACGCGGTCACCTGCTCGTCGGTGTACCCGGCCTCGCGCAGAGCCTGTTCCTGCGTGACACCGTTGCCGATCTTCTTCTCGATGACCTCCCAGCCCGCCACGTCGTCGATCGTGGTGTCCGGAGCCCACTGGATGTCCACGGACTTCACGACCACGCCCATGAGCCGCAGCGCGAACTTGTACACGTCCTGCCAGGTCGGGGTCAGGTACTGCTTGCGGTTGCGCGCCTTGGCGATCAGCGGGGCGTCAGCGGCCCGCAGCGACTCGCCCGAGGGCACGTCGCCGGACGGGTCGAAGTAGTGCAGCGGAGTCGTGGTTACCTGCGCCATCAGGCGCACGTACACCTCCAGCGGCTCCATGAAGTTCTTCGAGTCCGCCGTGGCGAACTGCCCGATCTCCTTCAGGCCGTTCAGGAACAGCATCGTGCCCGGCCCGCCCCGCAGCCCGGACCGCTTGCCCCTGCGGGAGGCGTCCACGGTGTCGTCCACCTCGGACTCGTCGTCTCGGAACGGGTCGTCGTTGTTCTCGTCCAGCACCGCCTGCGGGTCCACCAGCCCGAACCGCTGCGGGAAGCCCGCCGAGTCCGTGCTGGCCATCTGGGTCGCGGTCAGCTTGTTGACGGCATCCTGCGGCCCGTAGGCGTCCTTGTGCTCGGGACGGCCGTACGGCAGGCCGTTGCGGAAGTGGAAGACCGGGATCTCCCCGTACGGGTTGACCTGGACAGCCTCGGCATCTCCCTCGGTGTACGGCACCCAGCCGTCGTCATCGACCGGACGCTCCCGAGTCTTGCTCACGTACGACTCGATGCGGTCCGGGTAGAGCAGGTCGGCACGCCACCGGTCCAGGTCCCCGTTGAACCAGGACTGGATCGCGAACTTCTTGCGGTTCGGGTGGTCGTCGTCGTACATCACCCGCATCGTCTGCGGGCCATGGCAGCTGATCTGCACCTTGGACGCGGCCAGGGACTGGTCCCCGTCCTCGGACTCGTCGTCCGGGGTGTCGGGCCACACCATCACGTAGTAGTCGCCGAACTCGAAGGTGCGGCGGTGCACCTCGCCCTCCTGGAGGACCATCAGGTTGTCCTCGCGCAGGACGGCCAGCGCGTCATCACCGCCCTCGGAGTCGGTGGTGATGGAGCTGATCTGCACCTTGCCCAGCAGGGCGTCCACCGGGGTCTTGGCCAGATTGATTCGGAACCGCTCGCCGTAGCCGCCCTGGGTCAGCAGGCGGCGCAGCTCGGCGTTGCCGATCAGCTCGTCCGGGCAACCCTCGTAGTAGTCGCTCGCAAGCTGGTAGTCATCGAAGTTCTCGGCCAGCGCGGTCAGGCCGTACATCAGGTCCGACATCTCGGCCCTCCTCACATATACGCGGCGGCGCTCGCGCCGACCTTGATCTTCTTAGGCGGGGACAGGAACCGCAGCACCCCGGCGACAGCGGCGTCCGCCACGTCGTCGTTCGGGGCCTTCGGGAAGCCGATCATCTGCCCCTCCAGGATAGGGTGCGCGGCTGTGTGAAGTACACGCCTCGCCTGGTAGTGCTCCAAGGCCCAGCCGAAGCGGACCTCCTTCTTCTCCGACACCGTGTAGACAGAGACCTTGACGGGCATGTCGTGGAAGACCTCCTTCCACAGCTCGCCGCCCTGGTTCACCTCGATGATCACGGCCTGGATCTGCGGGAACTGGGCGATGATCCGCAGGGCCTCGTCCCTGAGCTGGGAGCCGATCATCTTCACGCCCTTGGCCATCATGATCTCGACCATGCCCCGAGCTGGCGAATAGCCAGCGACGCACAGGCCGGTGAAGTCGGACTTCTCCTTGGTCGTGACGGCCGGGTCGATGAACAGGCCCACCTTCGTGACCGCCTCCACCGTGCCGTACCGGATGTCCTCTCGGTTCCAGTACTGCCCGTCCCGAGCCATCGGGTCGTTGAGGTAGTTCTTGGCGTAGGCCCTGGTGTGCCGCATCTCCTGAAGCAGGCTCAGCGGCCACTTCTCCGGCCACACGGACCGCTCGGTGCCGTCGTCATTGGTCTCGATGGGCAGGTGATGGTGGCACTGGATCTTCTCGTCGCTGATCCACTCGGCCGTGGCCACGCCCCCGGCTGCCCGGACCACCTGGTGCGTGATCGAGTCGGGCATCGTGACGGTGCCGATCAGCGCCACGTTGGCGTAGACGTTCAGGGGCAGGATGGCGTCCACGATGGTGCCCAGACGCTTCACGGCCAGGTACGCCGAGTAGGACGCCTCGTCCGGCTCCACGTCGTCCAGGATCAGCAGGTCCGGCCGGTCGGCCCCGACCTTCAGACCCAGGGACTGGGCGTCGATGCCCTTGGCCGCGAAGGTGAACCCGTTGCTCTGGTGGATCATGCCCTGCCGGTCGGCCACGGTGGTGCCGGACTGCCGCCGTGCCGGGGCGCACAGGTCGGGGAAGTCGGCCCGCAGCAGCACGTTGTTGTCCAGCTCGGACTTCATGGTCTGGAGGTGCGTCTCGGCCTGCCCTGCGCTGTGGGCGAACGCGGCAGCGAACCGGACGTGCCCGTACGCGGCAGCCCACAGGGGCAGGATCAGGAACCACCAGGTGCTCTTGCCCATGCCACGCGGGGCGATGAAGGCGTGCCGGTTGGACCGTGGCTCGGCCGGAACGTCCGTGGCCTTCCAGCCCTCGGCGTAGCGCACCCAGTCCAGATGCACCTCGGAGAAGGTGATCCGGTTGCCGGTCTCCTTCACCGTCAGGTGCTTCTCCAGGTAGATGATGGCAAACGCCACCGGGTCCTGGGCCAGCTCACGCCGTACGGCGGTCTGCGTCTCCGGGGTCTGGAAGGGCAGGTCAGCCAGCTCGTCGTCCAACCAGTTGAACCAGTCGGTGTCCCAGCGGGCCATCACTCACACGCCTTACCGTCCTTGTCGCCGTCCATGTCCACCCGATAGCCGGGCTCGTTGCTGCGGATAGGCAGCGGCACCCCGGCCCTGATCGCGTCTGTGCACGTCTTGAAGTACACGTCCGGGCTCGGGCTGGGGGACGGACTCGCAGACGGCTCCAGGGACGGCTCAGGGCTCGGGCTGGGGGTCGTGGCGACCTGCTCCTTAGCGTCCCCGGTGAAGATCGCGCAGGAGACCAGGCCCCCGCAGCCGAGCAGCATGGCCACGGCTGCGGCGATGGCGATGTTCAGGTACCGGTGCTCAGGCGATGCCACGGTCACTCCCCCGTTCGTAGACGGCGGCGCTCAGCAGCGGCCACCGCAGCGGCCTGGGCCGCCTGCTGGTTCTGTTCCTGCACCGACAGGTCCACCTTCGTCGGGGCCTCCAGACCCAGCAGCTTCGCGTAGCGCTCGCCGATCTTCACGGCCCGGTCCATGGCGGCCAGCTTGCCGCCGTAGTCCCGCACCACGGCCCCGGTCTCCGGGTCACGCACGATGTCCCCGTCCTTCCCAGCCGTGACCGGGGCAGCGGGCATCTGCATGATCTCAGCGGCCGTAGCCCGCAGCGTGTCCAGGAAGTCAAGCTCCCGCTGGAACGCCTTGGCCTTGTCCGTCTCCGGGATGCTGGCCTGGATCTGCTGGATGATCTGGGAGACGCGCTGCTGGGACAGGCCGAACTCCTCGGCCAGGGCCTCCTGGGTCTTGCCGAACAGGTAACCCCTCCAGATCGCCCCGTTGCGACCCTCCATGCCGGGCACGCTGATTCCGCCCTGGTTCATGCCGCACCCCCTGGTACACCAGTACGCACTAGCTCAGGGTGCCCGGCCATCCACACGAGCACCTGCTCCTTGTCCCAGACCTTCGTGGCCGCCAGGACCGTCAGCGGGGCCGGGAAGCCCTGGTTGCCCCGCCCGATCCAGTTGCACACGGTCTGCTTGCTGCGCCCGGTCAGCTTCGCGACCTCGGCCAGCCCGATGATGTCGGTGGGTGCCACGGACGGCAGGTTCGAGGTGACGATGAAGGCCACGACGGATTGCGCCATCTCCATGGTGCCGCCGTTTCCCAGGGCCAGAAGGACCTGCCGGGTGAGTGTCTGCTCGTCCACCGGAACCTCCTCCCGAGCCCAGATACCCTGCCCGCCAGTGTACAGCATCCAGACGCGAAACGGCCCCACCGGGTCCGTAGACCAGGTGGGGCCGACCCTGGGAAGGGTCTCAGTCGCGGTGGCATCCGTGCTCGCGAGGGCGGCACAGGATCTCTCGCAGACCCTTCTCGTTGGCGAGCTGGGTCTCCAGGATCTTCACCGCCAGGTCGTGCTTGGTCTCCTTGCCGTCCGCCCGAGCCTCAGCCACGGCGGCCAGCACCTCGGCCTTGGCCTCCAGGGTCTCTCGTACTCCGGCGAACTTCGCTTCCAGAGTCTCCTTCAGGTTGGCCTGGCCAACCTCCAGAACTTTGACCAGGATATCCCGGTGGTCCTCGTCGTTGGCCCGCAGCGCGAACAGGTCACGCAGGCTGTCGAAGTCCCGGCTGTCGTCGTCGCGAAGGTGTCGGGGACGCCAGTCGCCCATCTCCACGGTGGTTTTGTTGGTGTCACAGCTCATTCGACGCGCTCCCAGCGCTCGAAGGGTTCCCACCCAAGCTGAATGATACGCCGATACGGGCTAATCTAGGAGGGACACCCCGGCAGCCTGGGCGGGAGAATAGGCTGCCGGGGCTTCTGCGTATCCTATGACGCCTGCCCGGTGACCAGCGTCTTGACCCTGATCACCACGCCCGTGGTCGGGACCGCCCCGGTGTCGTACTGCTTGCGGGCGTACAGCTCCACCACCTGCGAGTCGTTCTTGAGCAGTCCACCGGCCTGGAGAGAGTCCAGGACGTTGCGCGAGTGCTTGTCCACGTCGCCGTCCCGCTGGCTGGTCGGCTGCTTGCCCTTGCGGGACTTCGGCTGCGGCAGCAGGAAGATCAGGTTCACCGTCACCGGCCCCTCGTACCGCAGGGGCACCGCGTTGCCCGGGTCGAGCACGGCGGCCTGCACCGCGTCCGACACCCGGTCCTTCCAGTCGGTGCTCCCCTTGACCTGCTCCACCATCCGGCCTTTGCCCACATGCCGCATCGAGCCCTTGGGCTTGGGCAGGCCCTTCACGAACAGCTCCAGCAGCAGCTCTACTTCTTCCACCGTGACACTCCCGTTTCGTCTCGCAGCACCTCGGCCTCGGCGGCGATCGGCACCCCGAGGAAGTCCATGGTCATCGATTCCTGGAGCGCCTTCAGCACGCGCTCGATCTCGTCGGGCTCGTCCTTGCAGCAGACGATCATCTCGTCGTGGATGAGGTTCCAGACCAGGTCGCCCATCCCGAACTCGTGCTCCAGCCGCCACCAGGCGTCCACGATCAGGTCCCGTGCGCTGGACTGGATCTGCGAGTTCAGGTTCTTGTACAACTTCGGGTTGCGGATGCCCCGTGCCTCGTCGATGTAGTAGCCGACCGGGACGTACCGGTAGCTGATCGTCCGGACGCCCTGCTTCATCTGCATCAGCTCCCGGTTGTACTCGGCGATGGCCGGGTACTCCTCCCAGAAGCTGTCGATGATCTCGCAGCCCTTCTC